CCGCCGAGAATAATTGGGGCGACCCAATTCCAGCCGCTGCCGCCATGACCCCGTTGCCAATGACCATGATGGTGATTATGCTGTGCCATAGCAGATCCGCTAATGCATAGCATAACGATTAGTAACAGTTTTTTCATAGTGGTTTCTTAAACATGGTCATAACTCTAGCTTGAATGTTCTTTGCGAACTGTGGCTGGGGGAAGTTCCAACCTACGAATGCTCCAATAGCTAACCAAAATAGTGTGTCTAACATAATTATCTCCTTAAGTGAATATGTATTTATTCTGCATCGTCAGCTACAAGCCAACCTAGCTTTAACAAATCTTGTCTTATCTCATCAGTAACGGTACTTTCACTGACAAATGCGTGATGTTTCTCTAGATGTGCTAATTGGTGTTCTTTAGATAGTTCTCTAAATTGGTCATCATCTAGGTCATCCGTGTCCCTAATACCAGTGCAATACCAGTCAATATAGTCACCCTCTTCACGGATATTAGCGACTATCCCACCTGCATGTCTCCACGAACAACTCCATCGCTTGTCGGTTAGAATAGGCCATACATCGTTTTTTATAAAATCGTTGTTACATAATGCTGCATATAAGTGTTGGGTATATACTCTATCACTGCATTTCTCTGCAATCATTTCATTCGTGCGTAAGTCATACTCCATGTTATCAGTGCGCCATTCGATTGTTTCTTCTAACTCAGTTCGCCGTTGTAGGTCGGTCTTAAGATAGTCAATCATGTCCATCGCGGCCTCATCCTGAGGATCATCAACAAGTTTCTTTTCGTACCTATTCATACTAAATGTTCCCCTCTGTGGGCTTTTTCTCATTGTGTTTTACTTTCTGTTTACTATAGAAAATGTGATTGCCTATCTTTGCTACTTGTTTATAGGGCCAGAAAGGATCAACTGTTAAATTATGAAAGAACAATGCAGTACGAGGTAACACCTCATGGTATGCATCATATGCTAATACTTCATAGGCAATTTCTTTTGCTTGAATGTACCTAGGATCATTCATATTTGGTTTCTTCTTATTTTCGCATACCCAACTGAACTGACACATTTTTACTTTGTATGCATCCAATGTTTCTTCATTAATCTTTGTTATCATTGTGGTTTGATAAATTACATTGCAAGGTGTGCTGGCAAATCCATGTCTAACTCTATTCATTACTACTCTAGCAACAGCAGCTTTACCCGTGATACTTTCGCTTCCTGCTTCATAATAGATATTTTCTGCTAGACATTGCCATTGCTTAATATCAACTGGCTTTGCTACTACCTCTGGTTCTTCTGGTACGTCATTGTTATTTTCTATCATTACGATCATCATGGCATAAGCCACGATGGATATTGATAATAATTTAGCGGCTATTGAGGCTATATTCTTCATATATACTTCTTTCCTATGTATAGTATAACACTATACGATGTTTAGCGTCAATTGTTTTGGTTACACTATATTGTCCCAGCAATCACAGTTACATAGTATAACGTCTTCGATTGCTTGGGCAGGTGTGAGAATTGACGGTTTCACGATAGGTGTAATCGAAATTATGTCTATCGAATTCGGGACTAGTGTAGTCCACGGCGAGGTGTTACTGTTGCCAGCATTTGGATTTACACTTGTAGTTGAGCCGGTGGCGCTGCCGGCACCACCAGGTGACTCAGCGGTACTAGCGCCGCCGGTGTTGATAGGAATATTAACTATAGTACCAGTTGTAACTATCGGAACTATGATGGTGTTACCGGTTATAGGATCGATTGAAGTTGTTGTTGGTACTGCACCGTTGACTCTAGGTAAAATTAATTGCTCAATACCCACTTCATTATCTTGCTCTGCTCCAGTTAATCCCAGTCTTTGTGCGTTACGAACTTCACGCATACTGCCAATCATGCTATTGCCACCAACAGTATCAGTATCGGTAATAGCTTCTAAGTTTTGTACCGGGCCCCACTTCTCTGTCTGAACTGCATAGCCATTCAAACTTTCCATGAACCCATAAATCTCAGTCACAACTGTACTAAGATCGGGTAAGAATTTCTCTGCGCGTAATCCTAGACTCCTAGCATTCTGCTCTAAGGTTAAATGGTTACCAAATACATTATACAACTTGTTTAATGCGATTGTCGTAGCAGGATTATTAGTTGCAATTGCAACAATCTCACCGTTGGCTTGACTGATATAAGTTAGTACCACATCATTCATTCCAGGCCAACCCGGGCCCGGCGGAGGTAATACAATCGCAGTAGGTATGGTTAGTGACTCTGGTCCTGCACTTGATAATGTTACTGAAGTAACTTTGCCAAAAGTGATCAGAGTACCTTCTGATTCATTCACGCCTATAGTAGTCACGGCGCCGCCGCCATTGCTGATACTTATAGTAGGTGCGTCGGTGTTGCTACGCCCGTAGCCGCCGCCTGGATCAGTTAATGTCAACCCAGTAACTGAGTAATAGTATATGTTGGTTTCGGCATCGAGTCTAGTAGAATATTGTACACTAACCGTAGCTTGTTCCCATGTAATCGCAAGATATAGTTCTCTATAGATATGATATAGAGTAGTAGTACCGAGCGAAGTTAGATATCCACTTAGTACATTCCAATCATATGTCAATCCCGACATAGCACCGAAGAAATCACAGGTTGTATAGCGACCTTTTGTTCCTGAGCCTAATGCAATGAGCGGCAGTGCTGAAGTTCGAATATCCTGATTAGTAGGAACATTAGTTCCATTAACACCCAAGTCGCTTACTGTTTCTAAGTTACGAACTACCTGACTGAATCGTTCGATGTCCATAGACTTAATGTTCTTAACTTGTAACATTGTTGCACTGAATGCAGCACATGATGCAGCGAGTGTAGCTGGTAGAATAGTCTTTAGCTGTTCTCCATAATTGTTAAGCACTTGTGAAGTTACTTCCCCGCCGGTATACAATAGGTAATAAGTCTTGCTGTTAGTAGGGCCTGCTGTTGCGTTATACTCCGGAACAGTTAAGGTAGTGTAGCTTGTGGGGAATAGCATCTTGGGGTTTAGTAAGTCAGCAAGAGTACCTAATCCTTTTGTCTGGCAATTCATTGGAATCAATGCGTCCACCAAATCAACTCCCATAACAATACTGAAAGCACCGTATAGTTTCTTTTGCTGCTCTACTGTGGCTTCCTCCCCTCCGATGATATAATCCATATCGTCTGAGGAGAATCCCGCTGCTAGCAATGCTAGGTTGACTGCTTTAGTCAATGCTTTGTTTTTATATAAAGTCTTTAATAGGTTGCTAGGACGCCCATATGTATCGATAGTTCCTAGATCCAATGCCCTACCCAATGCGATCAAGTCTTGGCCCCAGAAGAATAATGCTAGGCTAACGCCAGCTAAGTCTGCTGTTATCAAGTCATTCATGTTACTGTATGTACCATCTAGGTAAGTATCGGCGGCATTCATTGCATCAATTGCTTTGTTTGACTGTCCAATAAAGCCATGCGCCATGTTGAATGTGTGCAAAAAGTCACTATACGATCCATTGTTGATATAGAATTCGTAGTGTGCTTGCAAGGGAATAGTTCTTAACCAACCATAGCTAGTGTACTCACCTGTGTATGGCACTGCACTAGGGTAAGGTGCAAGGGTTGTACTGCGCAGATATTGAGGTGGTTTGCTATCCCCTAATGCAGGAATAGATTGAGAGCCGATCGATATCAAAGTATCATAGCAAGTAAGATTAGTCTGCAAAAATCCTGATCTAATAGAATGCACTAACATACGCAGCACGGTATTAAGCGTAGTAGTTCCCATCACATGAGTCGATAATGCAGTGCTTGTTCCCATATGTAGTTCAGCATTGGCATTAATGCGTAGTCCTTGATTCTGTACGAAAGAACCAAGGCTATTTAAATTGAGAGGAGAATATTTACCTGTTAAGCTCATGGTACAAACACATCCGGACTTCCCTGCGAGATACTATGACCGCAGCTATTGCCTGAGCCTACTCTGAGTACAGGAACTCCCTCGCAGAATACAGTAGGACTACCTTCAGTAGTAGTTGCTGCTTCATGCGGGGGATGAGGGCGGCCCCAGGGTGCGTGTGGAGTTATGCCGCTAACATGTAAGCCTACGGCTATTCCGTTTGCAAACACTGAACCAGCTCCGCGAATGATTGCGCCTCCTGCTTGATTCTGATCTCCCACACGACTTAATGCTGACATATTACCCCAATATAATTTTCTTATCAGGTACTTTAATACCCGTAGTTGCTTCGATATACTTCATTTTGATACTGTCCTCTGTCTCTGAGAACATTACCACGTTAGTAGTATTTAGCGTCACAGAACATCCGGGTTCTGCCGTAAACATGCTAGGAATCATTTGCATGCCGCCCTGAGCAGGAGCGATTGATACTGGATCGGTGATGTTAATTGTGTTTTCTTCCGTGAAGATATCAGTTACTTTAGCGATTAGTTCTTCACCAGAGTTTAATTTGATAGTGTATGTTTTGCCTTGTTCAAAGTTCATTATTTGCTTTCTGTTAGTTTAGTTCTGAGTTCAGTGAACCCACCCACATATTCTTCATTTAAGAAGATTTGCGGTAATGTTCGTGCAGTTGGTACTGCTTCTAGTAGTTGTTCTTTAGTCCAGGTGCCGTGCATGATGTTACGTTCTTCAAAT